AAGATTGGCACTATTCCGGCGGGCGCAATGATCCTGAGCATATCTTCGCGGGTGGTAACGGCGATTACCGGTGGCACACCGGTGTTCGGCGTCAGCTATGTGGCTGCGGGTGGTGCCGTGCCGGCGGTCGGCACCTCCGGCAATCTGCAGAATGTGCTGGCGGAAGCGGCCGGCAGCGAAAGCGTGATGCCGCTGGCGGCGGCGGTGCTGCCACCAACAACCGATATCGACATCTATATCGGAACAACCGGCGCGGCGACCGCGGGCGATGCCGTCGTCGCGGTGCTGTACGTCAAGCCGCTATCATAATGGCCAAGCTCACTTGGCTTGGAAGCACCGAAGGTTATCGGGAGGGGGAAACCCCTCTCGATAGCTGTACGTGGAATGGCGTGCTGTTCACCGCTGGCGACAAGGTGGAGATATCAGACGAGTGGATGATCAAGAAGGCACGCGGAAATCGCTTTTTCCGGGTTGAGGAAAATGCACCCCCGCAATCTCCCCAGCCCGAGCAGTCATTGCCAATCGGCCTGATCCGGCCGGAAGCGTGGACCAACACGCCGCCGCAGCCGTTTCCCGACTATCCGCCGGAGCCCGAGGATGAACCCAAGCGACGGCGCGGACGGCCGCCGCGCATAAGGGACAACGGCAATGGCGATCAGTAACTACGGCGAGCTCAAGCAGAAACTGTCGCGCTATCTGTTCAATCAGCGGTTCCTTGCGGATTATGACGACTACACCACCATGTTCGAAGTCGATGCCAATTCGCGGCTGCGGGTGCTGCCGATGGAAACATCGGTACTTCTCACCACCACCAGTGGCGACGTGGCATTGCCGGCCGACTACATCACTTGGCGCACAGTGCGGCCGACCGTTCCGGCAGTCACAACCCCGACCACGGTACCGCCCTATAATGAACTCGACTACGTCCATCCGGCCTATCTGCCGCCGGTGGGCCGTGGCTATGATCGGCTGTTCACCATTGAGGGCAACACCTTCAAGGTGCGGCCGGTGGACGACCGCACCGACGCCTACGAGTTGCACTACTACCAGAAAATCCCATCGTTGATCGGCAGCGACAGCAACAGCAACTGGCTGCTGACCGAATACCCCAACGCCTACCTGTTCGGATTGATGACCGAGGCCGCCGGGCAAGGTCGTAATGCAGAAATGGCGCAACTCTACAAGGCGCGGCGGGATGAGGTGTTCCAGGAGATTATCCAGCGTTATGCCCTGACCACCGGCGCCACTAGCCCGATGGTGCGAACCGCGGAGTATTTCTGATGACAGCCATCCATGACGGCGACGGTAACGAAATCGCCGACATCGACCTGTCGGACAAGCAGCGCGCGCTACTGGAGGCGGATGAAGAGATTGTGCTGATCTACCATACCCCGCAGACGCTGCGCTCTCTGCTGGGCGAGCAGAACGGATCGTTCGTGCTGCGCAAGAAGCTCTCACAGATCATTGTGAACAATGCCGACCGCCTGCGCGCCTTTGCCGATCTGCAGCGCGCCATCAGAGCCGTGCGGGAGCAACACTGATGCCAGCACAAAAGATCCCGATCGAATTCGGCGAGTGGCGGCCCGATATTGCGCTGCTCGATACTAAATTCGCGTCCGAAGTGGAGAACGTGTTTGCCGGCGTCAATTCCTATCTGCCGTGCCCGTCGCTGCTGCGATTTGCCACCACGGCATTGCCTAACCCGGTTTGCGGTTTGTATGCCGCGCGCACGCTCAGTGGCGGATGGAAAATCTACGGCGGCACCAGAACCAAGCTCTACGTCTGGGGCCTTGCCGGCTGGACTGATATCAGTCGCACCGTTGGTGGCGCCTACAACGTGGCGGAAGGCGACCTGTGGTCGTTCGAGCAGAGTGGCACCAAACTGGTTGCGGTCAACAGCAACGACGATCCGCAAGTGGTCGACATCGATAGCGGGTTAAACTTTGCGGCGCTCGCCGGCAGTCCGCCGAAGGCCGGCAACGTCAAGCAGATCGGCGACTTTCTGTTTTTGTCGGCATTGGCGAACAGCCCGCCGACATGGACCAACCGGATGATCATCTGGTCATCCATCAATGACATCACCGGCTGGACCATCGGCCTCAATCTCTGCGACATGCAGGAGTTCCCAGACAACGGCCCGGTGCAGGGCATCGCCGGCGCCGAGAATGGCTACGTAGTGCAGGACCGCGGCATCAGAACCATCCAGTTTCTGCCGGGTGACACCACCTTTATCTTTAACTTCAATCGCGTGCTACACGATCGCGGCAGTATCTCGAAATACGGCTTCACCGCCATCGGTGACGTGCTCTACTTCGTGTCAGAAGACGGGTTCTACGCCATCAGCGGGCAGCAAGTCATGCCGATCGGCGCCGACAAGGTCAATGATTGGTGGCTGGCGCATTCCGATATCGACCGCCGCAACGTGGTGCAGGCCATTGCCGGGGTAAACAAGCCGCGGATGGTGTGGGCGTTTCACCTCACCTCGGCCAGCCATGTCTACGATCAGGAAATTATCTACGATTGGTCAAATCAGCGATGGGCGCGCGCCACGGTCCCCGCCCAGGTTTGGGCCTTGCTGGCAACGCCGGGGCTTGATCTCGATACCGATGGTCCCGAGCCCGGCGATCCGCTGCTGGACAGCACCGCACATGCGCTCGATAGCTTCGCTTATGTCGGCGGCCGGCCGCTGATCGGCGCGATCGACGAGGATGGCTATCTCTGCGCGCTCAACGGTCCCAACATGCCGGCCACGATGGAAACCTCGGAGGTGCATCTGGCACCGGGGCAGCGTGCATTCGTGAGTGACGTTTATCCGCTGGACGACACCGTTGATGGGCCGGGTTCGGTTGCCGCCGGCACCCGCGAGCGGCTGCAAGATCCGGTTGTCTTTAACACCCCGGCGCCGCTCGAGATCACCGGTTCGGCCGCGGCCTATTCGTCGGCGCGGTTGCATCGCTTTCGCCGCTCGATCCCGCAGGGCGCGGTCTGGACCCACGCGCAGGGCGTGCTGGTCGAAACACAGCAGGACGGAAGTGTTGCATGAGTGACGCGCCGTTTCGCCGGCAGTTCGATGCGGCGCGCGATCCCTATGCGGCTAGGAATGCGCTCGGCATCACCGGCACTGGCGGCAGTGGCGGCGGTGCTCCGACCGATGCGGAATACATTGTTGCGGTCGATGATCCGATCTTGACCAATGACCGGGTGCTGACCAACACCGCGACGGTGACCTGGGATCTGGCAACGGCGGGACAGGTCAAGGCCAATGCGATCGTTCCGGCCAGTACCTATCAGCCGCTCGATGCTGATCTCACCGCCATTGCGGCGCTGACCGGCACCAACGACATCTATTACCGCAGCGCCGCCAATACATGGTCGCCCGTAGTCGTCAGCACCGGGCTGGCATTCAGTGGTGGCAATTTGACTGCCACCGGCGGCACTGCTGCAACCGGCAGCGTCATCAATTCGGCCTATGCGGAATTAACTACGCATACGACCACGACAGCCGCAATGGCGGGCGGTGCCGATACCATTCCGCAGCAGACTGACGGCGTGCAACTGTTGACGGTGTCGATCACGCCAACGGCGTCCACAAGCAAATTACGGGTGCATGTTTCGCTGCCGGCGACGATATCAACGGCAGTATCGTTTTGGGCTGCGTTGTTTCGAGATAGCACCGCGGCAGCAATTGCTGCCGTCATGCAGACCACTTCGGCTGACGGCGTCAATTCATTGGTGATGAATGTCGAGGTTACTGCAGGGTCCACATCGGCGACCACGTTCAAGGTAAGATTTGGAAATTTTAATGGGGTTGCAAGCACGCTGGCTGTCAATGGCATCAGTTCGGCTCGGCGGCTCGGCGGCGCGCAGCGGGTCGCCATCACAGTGCTCGAGCTCAAGGCTTGATCCATGGCAGACCCAACAATTCTATATGGCCCGACTTTTGGTGATGAGGTAGCCGATGCCGGCCTGGGTGGGCTGTCGTTCTCATGGACACCCTATGAGATATTGGGGCGCGAGACTTTGACGGCGGCGCAAATCACGACACTCGATGGCGTGATCGCCGCGCACGATCCGAACAAGCAGCGTCATAGCATCGTCACGGCTGACGAATTCATCAGTCGATGGACGAACCAGGAATATCTCAATCTCGAAAAGAAGCGCGCCGCTGATATCGCGGCCAATAAGATCGGCAATGCCAAACGGTGGGATGAAGTTTGCGGCGGTGAAACGATCGACCTCAACAAGAAAAAAGCGCAGACGCTAAAGGCCGATTTGGTGACTGATGGCGTACTGACACAGATACGCGCTGACGAGATTTTCAGCTAAGGACAATACCCATGCCCGGTGAAGACATTCAATCGTGGTCGAAGACGGCTCTCGATAATGGCAATTCCGATACCCTAATCAACTGGCTGGAGGGCCAGGCGCGCGCCACGGTGAATAATTCCGCGCGCTCGATGATGGCGGCGCTGGCCAAGGCCCGCGATCTGCAAGACGGTTCCATCGTCACGGCCGGCACCGCCAATGCGCAAACATTTATTTCCGGGGTAGGCTACACCAGTGTACCGACCGGATTGCGCGTGCTGCTCAAGATCGGTCCCGCGCTGACCAATACCGGCGCCACCACGCTCAACATGGACAGCATCGGAGCGGTTGCAGTCAAAACACAGGCCGGCATCGATTTTGTCGGCAACGAGCTAATTGCCGGATCATTGCGGGAATTCTGCTACGACGGCACCAATTGGATATTGCTGCAGGATGCTAGGATTACGACGGTTATTCAGTCAACGACGGTTACGATTGCACTTCCGGTCGCTGCCGTCACGTTCATCACCAATA